AAATATTATTCATACTTTTAAATTTTATCACTTTGATGTTCCTTATGAAGATGTAAAACATGAAGTGGTAGCTTTTTTAAATGAAAAAATTCATAAGTATGTAGATCCAAATAAGGGTAAAGCATTTTCTTATTTTTCTATTATTGCAAAGAATTATTTGATTATTCATAATAATGCAAATTATAATAAATTTAAAAATACTGAACCAACTGAGGCAATTGATGACCAAAGAAATATCATCAATGAAGTATTAAGGGAAGAGGAAGTAGCTGAAAAGAAAGAGTTTATGGATTTGTTTGTAGAATATATGGATAATAATTTAACCGCGTTATTTAAAAAGCAAGCAGATATTCAAGTAGCCGATTCAGTTTTAGAGTTATTTAGAAATAGAGAGAACATTGAAAACTTCAATAAAAAAGCTTTATACATTTTAATTAGAGATAGAACCGGAGTAAAAACTCAGTATATTACAAGAGTAGTTAATGCAATGAAAAATGCTTATGCTGAAATGTATTTTACTTATAAACATACCGGAAATGTTTCTTTAGATAAAGCTAGATTTAAAAAATCAGAATTCCTAGAATAAAGATATTTATTTTAAAGGAATTTATGGATTTTGATATAGAAATTTTTAAAGGAAAGAAATTTTCCGATTTGATGAAAGACATTTACTCTAATAGTTCTAAAAAGGACCGTCAGATTAATATGTTAATTGGTGAGTTAAGACCACTAATTAAAAACATAGGGGATGCAACAGTTATCGTACCTCTAATCAAAGAATATATAGAAGTAGGTGTTAAGAATGACGAACATCTAGTAAAACTAGCCGCTGTAGTACAACGGTTAGTTTCTACTAACAATAGAGTACAAGCCGATACTGGCAACTCTTGGATATTATCTGAAGAAGAAAAGAAACAACTTCTAGGGGAGTTAGATAATCTTGTACAAGATGAAGAAGAAATTAACAAAAAAGTAGTTGATTTAGTTTCTCAACAAGATCAAATCGAAGCTGAACTCAATGATATTATAGACGGATTGAATTAATATGAAATATGAAATCACAGCCGGTGAAGTTTTAGAGGTAATCTACGATGACAATAAACCTAATTTAATATACGCTTTAAGAGTAAAAGAAATAGGTTCCGGACCAGCGTCTGATGTAGCTGAAGTTACTACTATAACTGCAAAGCCATTAAATATTGGATTTTTAAGAATCCCAATTGTAGGCGAAGCTGTATTGCTAATTAAAGCTCCTTCATCATATGGCTCTTCAGTTAGAAATACCAGCGACACATATTATCTAGATGTAGTGTCAATGCAATCTAGTATACATCATAATGCATTACCTACTGCAACTGCAAAAACAGTTCAAATAAATGCTACTTCTGGAGACGCTAGTAAATATAATTCCGCTGCAGCAGGGAATACTAATAAACCTTCAGAGCCAAAAGTAGACGATAACTTTACAGAAAATGATAAAGTACGTCCATTACAACATTATATAGGTGATATGTTGATTGAAGGTCGATATGGAAATTCAATTAGATTTTCTACAACACCTAAATCAGGTAAATTTACTGTGCAACCTAAATGGTCAAACGGTAAACCAGCTGCTCCAATTACTATATTTAGAAATTCAGTACAAGAAAAAGGAGGAAAGATAAATGGATTTATTACTGAAGATTTCAATAAAGAAGATAATGTAATAATTCAAGCGTCTGGCCAAAATATAGAATTTGAACAGGCGTCTAAAGTATTATCTTCAACTAATAAGTATAGTTTAACTTCTTGGAAAGATGAAAATTGGGGAACGACTCCACAAACTTTAATATCATCAGGTAGAATTGTATTTAATAGTTTTCAAAAAGAAATTATAGCATTCGCTAAAAAAGGTATTGCATTATCTTCAGAAACTGCAATAACAATTGACGCTAAAGATATAGTATCTCTTAACGCTAAAAAGATGGAATTAGGTACTGATTCATCTGAACCATTAATTTTAGGTAATAAATGGAAGGCGTGGATGGAAGATTTAATTGATGCTATAGGAGCATTGACTGATATATCTCCCGTTGGGCCATGCGCGCCAACTCAATCAGACCCTCAATGGGGAAAGATAGCTTCTTTAAAAGCAAAGATACCTACTTTATTAAGTGATATTTCATTTACGAAAAAATCGTAAAATACTAGTAAATTAATAAACTAAATAATTATTAAAAAGAATAATATGAACTCAAAAGATTTTATACAAGCGCTTCGAAAAGTAATTCGTGAAGAAGTTTCGACAGCGGTACGTACAGAGTTAAAGCAGTTTGGTCCTATGATTACAGAGTCAAAACGAGTTGTTAATCAAGAACCAACACCTACATATACTACCACTTATAAACCAAAACCAAAACCTAAGCAGCAATTTACAAAAAATTCTATGCTAAATGATATTTTAAATGAAACAGGAGGATTTCGTTCTGAAAACCCATATGCTGCGATGAATGAAAGTGTAGTTGATTATAGTGGAGATTTTGATGAATGGCCAACAATGAAAATGGGAGCTTCTATGGGTATGTCAAAAGCTGCTGCAATACCATCTGTCGATCCAGAAGGTCGTCCTATTAATCCTGCAAATGTACCGGATGAAGTAGTAAATGCAATTACAAAAGACTATTCAGCTTTAATGAAAGCAATTAATAAGAAAAAAGGTCTATAATGTCATACGAAAAAAGATATAATACAATTGACTTACTTCCGGATATAGCAGTTGGAATTAAAATTCCTATGTTAAGGGACGACGGAGTACTATTTGATTTATCTTATTCAACTGAAGAACAAGTAATTTCAAATTTAAAGAATTTAATTCTTACTAGAAAAGGAGAGCGAATAATGCAACCTGAATTTGGTACAACATTACAAGATTCTTTATTTGAACAAAATACAGATTTGCTAGTAACATCTATTAGAAACTCTATACAAGATGCTGTTAAATTTTGGTTACCTTATGTTAGTTTAGACGTAATTACGGTAGACCCGGTTATAGCAGTTTTAGGAAATCAAGAAGACCATGGAGTTACTGTATCGTTAGTAGTTTCTTTAAATGGTCAGCAAGCAGAAAAACCAATTACATTTTTAGTAACAGCAAATTCAATTGAATTAACATAATATGGCACAGACTAAAAAAGATATAAGATATCTTAATAAAGATTTTGGACAATTTAGAGCAAACTTAATAGAGTTTGCAAAGAATTATTTTCCAAACACTTACAACGATTTTAATGAAACTTCTCCTGGTATGATGTTTATAGAAATGGCATCCTATGTTGGGGACGTTTTATCATATTATACAGATAATCAATTAAAAGAATCGTTTTTGCAATATGCAGATAATAGACCAAATATATTAGCATTAGCACAAAACGTTGGATATAAAACAAAAAATACAATTCCAGCAACTGTAGATATTGATGTATTTCAATTATTACCTGCTAAAACAACACCTGAAGGAAAAGCTCCTGATTGGGCATATGCTCTTACATTAAAAGAAAATATGATTATTAGAGATGATAAATCTAATTCAGAATTTAGAACATTATCTTTAGTAAATTTTGCAGTGTCTAGTAGTCTTAACCCAACGGAAGTGTCTGTGTATCAAGTTAATGATAATGACAATACTCCTGAATATTATTTGTTAAAGAAAAAAGTTAAATCAATAGCAGGTACAATTCAAACTAAAACGTTTAATTTCGGAAATGCTAAAAGGTTTGACAAAATATTAATTGAAGACACTGATATTATAGAAGTAATGTCTATAACAGATTCAGATAATAATAGTTGGACTGAAGTACCATTCTTAGCACAGGATATGGTATTTGAGACTATTGCAAACACTGTACAAAATGATCCAGAGTTATCTCAATATAATGACATTCCATATCTTTTAAAATTAAAGAAAACTGCTAGAAGATTTATAACTAAATTTAGGTCTGATAAAAATTTAGAAATTCAATTTGGGCCAGGAGTGTCTGATAATGACGATGAAGAATTAATTCCAAACCCAGATAATGTAGGCTCTAGCTTAAATGGATTACAAATTCAATTTGACCATCCAATAGATCCTTCAAACTTTATGTACACTAAAACATATGGTTTAGCTCCTTCTAATACAACATTAACTGTTAAATATACAACAGGAGGAGGTCTTAAATCTAATGTCGCTGCAGGTACATTAAAAAATATTACGTCTATTGAATATCAAATAGATTCTCAAAATTTAGATGGTGCGTTAGTAGCAAGAATTAAAGCTTCAGTTGCTTGTACTAATCCTAGCCCAGCAGCAGGAGGTAAAAGTGAAGAAACTTTAGAAGAAATTAGACAAAATGCAATGGCAACTTTTGCTACTCAACAAAGAGCAATAACGGCTCAAGATTATATTATTAGATGTTATTCAATGCCTCCAAAATTTGGGTCAGTTGCAAAAGCATATGTAATACAAGATCAACAAATTAATCCTGATAATGGGCAAGAAATGATTCCTAATCCATTAGCAATTAACCTATATACTTTAGGTTATAATAAAGATGGTAATTTAGTTGAATTGAATCCAGCAGTTAAAGAAAATTTAAAAACATACATTAACCAATATAGAATGTTAACTGATGCTGTAAATATTAAAACTGCATTCGTAATTAATATTGGAGTAACATTTGAAATTATTACTTTACCTGAATATAATTCTAACGAAGTACTTATCAAATGTGTTGATAAAATGAAATCTATATTTGACAGTAAATTATGGCAAATTAATCAGCCAATTGTTTTATCTAAAATATATACTGAATTAGATAGGGTAGAAGGAGTCCAATCAGTAACTTCTGTGAGAGTGTTAAATTTATATAATACCACAGACGGATATTCAGGAAATGTTTATGACATTCCGGCTGCAACAAAAGCAGGTGTAATTTATCCTTCTTTAGATCCAAGTGTTTTTGAAGTAAAATATCCTAACTCAGATATAGTAGGTAAAGTCGTTTCTTTATAAAAAATTAAATTATGATTTGGTCAATACCAGCATTACAAGATACAACCATATATGAAAAAGATCCGTACAGAAATGCGGGGCTAGATCAAATATTAGAACTTCGTAAAGAAGGAGATACAGCTACAAGTGATTTAACAGAATCTAGAATATTAATGAAATTTGATATTTCAGAGCTGTCTACGATTTTATCACAAAACGGAATTTCTATTAATAATATATCTGCTAGTTTAAAATTGTATGTAGCACAGGAATATGAATTGCCTGCATCATATACATTAGAAGCTAGAGCATTATCTAGTAGTTGGGCAAATGGCTCAGGCTATCATTATTTTCCTGCCGGAATTCAAAATGAGTCGTCACTTACTGACGGAGCAACTTGGTTAACTACTCAAGGAACAGGGTCTGCAACATGGATATCAGGAAGTGGCACTGCTACAAAATACAATACAACAGCCGGCGGCGGAGCATGGTTTACTGCTTCTATAGCTTCACAGTCATTTAATTATAAAACTCAAGATACTATTAATTTAGATGTTACTACAATAGTAAAAAATTGGGCAAATAATGTATATCCTAATAACGGAGTACTAATTGCTTATAAACATGATAATTTAACAGGATCTAATATTCCAAATACAAATATTCAAATTCATTCATCTGATACTCACACTGTATATGAGCCTCATTTGTATATTAGTTGGACAGGAAGTATAGCATATAATACAGGATCATTAACGCAAATGACTTATGAAGACGATCCAATTGTATATGTAAGATCTTTCAAAGCAGAATTTATTAAAGATAAAAAGAATAGAATATTAATTGCAGCTAGACCAAAATATCCTAGACCTAACTTTGCACAAAATTCAGCATTTTCTGGAATTAAAGCATTGCCACAAAATTCATACTATCAAATTAAAGATGCTCATAACGATCAAATAATTATTCCTTACAGCAACGAAACTAAAATTAATACAAATACTTCAGGAAGTTATTTTGACTTTTACACTACAATGATGTATCCCGAAAGATATTATAAATTCGAAATACAAGCAAATTTTGCAGACTTTACTGAATACTTCTCATCAAATGAATTTATTTTTAAAATAGTTAAATAAAATGGCAATATACGAGTTACATGAATTTGACAGAGATAAAGTATTTACTGGAGAAATAAAACCTTCTGAAGTAGTACATATAAAATTTAATCCTTACGAAAAAAATTCTGTAGGGCAGACTGTTATTGACAATAATAAAGATTTAAGTCAAGTAAGAAATTTTATAAACTTAAATACTACAAAAGCTTCTCAAGAAAAATTCAATCAAGTTGTTGATATTGAAATTAAAGAATTTTTACCTAGCACAATCGATACTACAATTGCAGATTTGTCTAATAAAGTTTCTGAGTTAGAAGCTGTTAAAGCAGAATTACAAACTACTAATCAGTTAGATACAGAAAAGATTAATAGATTAAATGAACAAATTACAACTCTAGAAGCAAAAGCAAAAATGACACCTAAGGTATTAGTTAATAAAATACCTGATACATTAATGGCTAAAAGTTCATTAATATCTAGCACTGCTAAAGATAGATTGTTATCTAAAGGTCGACAAGCTATAGCAGTTATGGAAGACACTGGAAATTTTACAATATATACAGGAGAGTTTGACGAATTTGGAAAACCACTGCCAAATACCACACCGGAAATTCAATTTCAAAAATCAGTTGTCGACAGTGATGATAATGGTCAAGTTAGTTTTGTAGATCGATCACACCCAGCATGGGGCGAATTTCAAAATACATATGGAATTTGGCCATCGACATCTAATGAAGAAAACACAACTGGAACTTTTAAAAGAGATGTGTATATCGAAAAAGACGGTAATTATGGATTTAATACAACTGCCGACGACTCCTGTACCGTATATATGGATAATGTAAAAGTTGCTGAAAATCAAGGATTCACAACTAGAATATCTAACATAACTAGCCAAAAAGCTTTATTAACTAAAGGATGGCATACATTAAAAATTGCATACGGTAATGGAGGAGGTCCTGGAGGGTTCGCTTTAACAATTACAGCACCAGACGGCCCAATAACACCGGTAACAAAACAAGTTACTACTAGAGAGTGGGTACAAGACAGAGGCTTATTTGGCTTTCGAACATGGCAGGATGTTACTAGAACTGTTACTGTAAATGAACCATCTCCGAAAGGTGGAGTAATATGGGATACTAGAACATATAAAACTGCAAATGCTAGAAACTCAACACTTCCTATAGAAGCTAATGGAGCTCCTTATGTAATGTGGGTATATCCAGGAGCAAAAGATAATGACGGTAATGGTCAAATTGAATTAGCTAAAACTAAACCTTCTTGGGATGTAATATGGGGTTCAGGTAGAACTAAATTATCTAAATTAGCAAAAGTCGTTTTAGATGACAATGGTATTTTAAATTTATATGAAGGAAAATCTTTAGTTTGGTCATCATACGCATTTTAATACCTACAATCTTTAACTTAGATATTTATATTAAAGACGAAATATAAATGCTAACAGTTTACACAAATCAGAATGAAATTCTAAAATCAACCGGAACTGCCCAAGGTTCTAGGTTAGAAACTGTTGATAAAGAACTTCTTGATGTAAGGAATTTTTCTATTACATTTAATAAAGGAACTCTTCCTAATTTAGAGATGCATGTATATACTCCGGACGGGGTATATTTAACAGGAAACCACAAAACATTATATTCAGTTGAAAATAATGATAATACCTCTCAAAAGGTAGCATATCAACATATATCAATTGATAATGTTAAAGAGTTAGAAACTTTAGGAATTACACGAGGTCAGTATAAAATTGTATACAATTTATTTGACAATCTTTTAGGTTCATATGAAGGGCAAAAAGCTTTTATAAAAGAAATATCTCCTTCTAGACGAGAGTTAAGAGTTCAGTTATCACAATCAAGTCCAGAGCTTGTTAAGCAATTAAATTCATTTAAGAATAGATGGGAAGAATTAAAGCGTGATGATATCTTTGATTCATTCGTTATTAACTTTGGATTTAATGAAACTTATCAAGTTATTAATCTAAGATTTGATATAGATTCAGACATACCTGAGATAATTGTAAAACTTTACGCCCCGCTACCTTCTAAGCACGGAGAAAAATCAAAAATTTGGTTCTCTGAAGAAATTATAGTTCCAATAGTAGAGTCTGTATCGATTGTACCTAAACATATTGGAGACCCAGTTAATACATTAGCCGCTCCTAATTTTGAATTAGAAGGAACTGACGGAGCATCTATTGCTACTAATTTTAAATCTTGGAATGATTTATTATCTGAGAATATGTCTACTTCTCAGCAATTAATAGACAATTATTTTTCAGGTTCATTATCAGGAATTAAATTAAATATAAATTATAGAGATTTTTCTAATTTTGTACATTATGGTTCAGCAGTAGAAAGAGTCAAAAATTTCAAATATAAATTAGAATTAATTGAATATTTTACAAGCCAGCTAACTACATTATCTGCAGTAACAGATTCTACGACAGTTAACATTAATATTCAAGATACATATAATAAGCGAAACAAAATAGTTTCAGGATTTGATGATTTTGAAAAATATTTATTCTTTGAAAACACCGGAAGTGCGCTATATTCGCATGTAGATAATACATCAGGTTCTATTAATCCATGGCCTAAAAAAGGATTAACTGGTACAACATATACATGGGCAACAGCTTATGAATATTGGGACAAAGCCGCTACTACATGGAACACTTATCAATCTGGATATGATCCTTATAGTTATTTTGCAGATTTATATCCAATTCAAAGTATATCTGGTCAGGCATATTATTACGATTTGTTAGAGCAAGCAGAAATTTATGATAAATTCAATGTGCATGCTCTGACAAATACAGTACCGATGCAAATTCAAAATTCATCCGACGGTGAAGATTATGCATTGTTCGTAAACATGATATCACAGCACTTTGATATTTTATGGACTTACATTAACAATTTAACTTCTATAAAATATAGGGAAGAGCATCCTAAAGATGGTATGCCCGACGATTTACTTTATCACGTTGCTGACTCAATGGGATTCAGTTTATTAAACGGAAAGTCATCTTCTGAATTATGGAAATACTCATTAGGTACAAATTCTGACGGTACTATTAATTCAGATGCTATTCCATTAATTAGTACGTTATCTGACGAATCTAATACTAAAGAAGTTTGGAGAAGAATTGTAAATAATTTACCTTACATTTTAAAAACAAAAGGAACATCTAGAGCAATTAAAGCGTTAGTAACTTGTTTTGGTATACCGCAATCCGTATTAACCATTAAAGAATATGGAGGGCCTTCTACATTCACAGATAATGATCATTTTCCGGAATATGTGCACGATGTGTATCATAAAGCTTGGTTAGCAGAAGGCATATCTTCAGTTTCTATACATAATGTAAATAATTTAGAAGGGGCGTCTTCTGCTCCTGATACATTAGAATTTAGATTTAAAACTGATAATAATTTTACATATAATTACGGAGAAAATTATTTAATTGCGGAAGGAGTTAATTTAGGTTCTCCTAATTGGCAATTATTATTAACTAGAGAAAATACCTATAATAATTTAGGTAAAATTATATTTAGAGATGTATCTAATGCTAGTGATACTGAAGTTGGAAATTTAGAAATATTTGATAATAGCTGGCACACTGTAACTCTAGAAGACAAAGTCAGTTCCACTGATACTATATTAAAGGTTGCAAAATCACTTTATGGAAAATCTATATATATTAATTCTGGATCTGCCGGTACATATGCATCTAATTTATTTACAAGCACGACTGATGTAAAATTCGGAGCTGCTGCTTCAATACCTGCTACAGCTCCAGCATTTATATTCAAAGGTCATATTCACGAACTTCGTTTATGGTCAGGTTCATTAAATGACGATACTTTAATAGAGCATACTCAATCTCCAGCATCTTATACATATGATGTTAATAGAAGTGTTAGAGCAACAGGTGAAGAAGCATTAAAACCGTACAGTCATTTATTAGCTAGATATCCATTAAATAATTCTGAATTTGATGTAAACAATACTAATAGGCAATATTCAGCACATCCTAATCAAACAATTAATGTAAGTGGGTCCGCCTCTTCTACATATTTAAGCGTTACAAGTGTTGATAATTTTGTTTTAGAAGGATTTGAAGAAACTTATTATACACCATCTCCTTCGCTAGGAGGTTCAAGTTTATATACAAATAAAGTAAGAATAGAATCTTCTTCATTAGATAGAAATAAAAGATTAAATACTAAAACAAGGGTAGAAAAATCTTCATTTGATAGATATTCAATTGATTCAAATAGAGTTGGAGTTTATTTTTCTCCTCAAACTGCAATTAATGAAGATATATTTAATCAGTTAGGATATTTTGAAATTGACGATTATATTGGAGATCCTGGAGATACTTATAATGAGTCTTATTCTGCACTAACTTCTTTTGCTAAAAATTATTGGTTAAAATATGAAAATCGAAATGATTTTGAAGCTTATTTCCGAGCTTTAGAAATTTATGATTTCACTTTGTTTAAGTATATTAAAAAATTACTTCCTCAAAGATCAAATGCAATAGTAGGATTAGTAGTAGAACCAAATGTTTTAGAACGAAGTAGAGTAAGATTAAATAGAAAACCTACTATAGAAGATTTAACTAATGAGACAGTTATCGCTCAATTCGATCTTCCATTAGGAATGGAGTATGAAGATTTAGAAGGTGCTGTTGAAGAGACAATATTACCTCCTAATATTGATTTCGATGCTGACAAACAAGCAGAATTAGACGGAGTTCAAATAAATACCAATATTGATTATGATGCTGAAAAGCAGGCTATGCTAAATTATATTCAAATTCAACCTAATATTGACTATGATAATTTAGGGGAAGGGTATTTACCTGGAATTTTATTAGATACTTCTATAATCTATGATGCTAATAAACAAGGAGATTTAGAAAGTACAAATCCTTCATTAGAAGATTCAAGTGTTATTAAATCAAAAGATGGGACTGTATTAACTAAAATAGATACTGTTAATAAAACAGGTAATTCATGGATTCAAAATAGATATATCGGAATTTATAAATTAACTCAGTCAGGTTCATATGCGCCAATACAAAGACAAGTTTCTAGTTCTAGAGAATCTACGACTTTACAAAAAATAAATTTATTTTATAGCAGTCCCGCTTCAGCATCAGCTCAACTGCCATACTCATCTAGTTATTCATTTGCAGATGTCAATAGAGAAACTTCAGCAGGTTGGAGAAACGCTAGATATGCAGGATGTAAACTTTCTGCTACGGCTGTAAATGTAAATTCAGCACAAACTGTCGACGGAGGTCCAGTAGTTAAAGTAACTAAAGTTAATCCAAATAAAATTGTATTTGCAAACGGTCAATTGACGACTATAAATGAAGCAACTACAGGAATCAAAAAGAAATCAATTTAAAATAAAAACTTAGATTTTTAAACATTACATATTTATTTAAAAGAAATTATATATTATGGGATACTTAAATAATAGCACAATCACTGTTGACGCAATCTTAACAAAGAAGGGTAGAGAATTGCTAGCTCGTGGTAAAGACGAATTTAAAATTACTCAATTTGCATTAGCTGATGACGAAATTGATTATGATTTGTGGAACCCTGCACATCCATTAGGAACTAACTATTATGGAATCATCATTGAAAATATGCCATTGGTAGAAGCGACAGCTGATGAGTCTAATATTATGCGTTATAAATTGGTAACATTACCAAAGAAAACTGCGAGAATACCAGTTATCTCTGTATCACAAACGACAGCAACTCTTACCTCTCCAGGTCAAGTATTTACAATTGTTCCAACAACAACAAACTTTACTTCAGGTAACGCAACTTTAGGATATACTGCAATTTTATCTAATTCAGATGTATGTTCATTACAAGTTGTTAGTCCAGTATTAGCAGGTGTTAGCCCAACCGTTCCTAGATTTATTGGGGATGCAGAAGCTGCGACTTCAGTATCAGCAGTTGGATTTAGCTTTAATATTATTGCAAAGCAACAATTGGTTTCAGATGTAAGTGCTACGGTAACAATTATTGGAAACGAAACAGGAGGAAGAACGACAGTAACAGTAACAGTTAAGAAAACATCATTAGCAAC